AATTATTCAGTCCCGTATCTTTTACCCTACGTTCGTTACGGGTCTGTCGGGTAACGGTAAAACGTTCTCGGTGGAGCAAGCGTGTGCTCAACTCAAGCGTGAGATGATTCGTGTCAATATCACTATTGAAACTGATGAGGATGACCTGATTGGTGGTTTCCGTCTGGTAAATGGAGAAACCGCTTGGCATAACGGACCTGTGATTGAAGCACTGGAGCGTGGTGCAATTCTTCTTCTGGATGAGATCGACCTTGCTTCTAATAAGATTCTCTGTCTGCAATCTGTTCTGGAAGGTAAAGGTGTCTTCCTGAAAAAGATTGGTCGCTTCGTGAAACCTGCCGCTGGATTCAATGTGTTTGCCACTGCAAACACCAAAGGTAAGGGTTCTGATGACGGTCGCTTTATTGGCACTAATGTTCTCAATGAGGCGTTCCTGGAGCGGTTCCCTGTGACCTTTGAGCAGTCCTATCCTGCTCCTGCTACCGAACAGAAGATTCTGGAAGGCATTGCTCTGGACTTGGGTGTGGAAGACCGTGACTTCTGCAAGCGTCTGGTTGATTGGGGTGATGTGATTCGTAAGACCTTCTATGATGGTGGTATTGAGGAAATCATTAGTACCCGTCGTTTGGTTCACATCGTTCGTGCTTACAGCATCTTCCAAGACAAGGCAAAGGCAATTCAAGTTTGCATCAATCGTTTTGATGATGAGACTAAGACTGCTTTCCTGGAACTCTACGATAAAATTGATGCTGATTTCCAAATGCCTTCTGAAGAGACTCCTGAAAAAGTTGACTATCCTCCTTATATTTGATATAATTGGGGGAGGTAAATGTGCCTCCTCTTTTTTGTTCTTTACTATGATTTAAAATGTCCGAAAACTTTGAAAGCACTTACGAAAGTTCACTTCCCAATCAAGATTTTTGGGAAAATGATGGTATTAGTTTGACTGGAAATCCAAATGCTTCTCCTGATGTTATTGTATTTGGATCCGATTCTACCATTATTGGATCTGGACTTCCTGGTGGAATGGGTGAAGATCATCTTTCTTTGAATAATTCTTATAGCTTTAATTTTAATATGCCCGAAAAAACAAATTCTAATGGTTTCTGGAAATACAATGAGGATAAAATCCTGAAACAACTTGAAGAATATATTGCTGGCACCTATAGTCAGCATTATGTGGATAGGACTGGTGGTGGAACTGAACAAACTCTTGATAAAATCAAACACAATCGTCGTGAGGGTTTCTGTGCTGGTAACATCACTAAGTACACTGATCGTTATGATACAAAAGGAACTCCTCGTGCCGACTTATTCAAAGTTTTGCACTACACTATTCTTTTGATTAATCATCTCAATCTCGTTGAAAACAAGTAAAACTTAAACCCCAAATTATGAAACTCTCTGATAACTCTCTGACGATTCTCAAAAACTTTGCTGGAATTAACAATTCGATTCTGGTCAAGCAAGGTAACAAACTCCGTACCATTTCTGTGGCAAAGAATATCCTTGCCGAAGCAGATATTATCGAAGAGTTTCCCCGCAACTTTGCAATTTATGACCTGAATCAATTTCTAAATGGTCTTGGTCTTCATCAAGATCCTGAACTGGATTTTACTAACGATTCTTACATCACAATTCGTGAGGGTAAGCGTCGGGTCAAGTATTTTTATGCCGACCCTAATGTAATCATCTCTCCTCCCGATAAGGAAATTCAACTTCCTTCTAAAGATGTTTGTTTCCAACTGGAAAGTGCTTCTCTTGAGAAACTGGTGAAGGCAGCAGCAGTTTATCAACTTCCCGACCTATCGGCAGTTGGTGAAGCAGGTGTAATTCGTCTTGTGGTTCGTGATAAGAAGAACGATACTTCCAACGAGTACTCCATTGTGGTTGGTGAGACTGATAAGGAATTTACTTTCAACTTTAAGGTTGAAAATATTAAAATCATTCCTGGCGCCTATGATGTGATTGTGTCTGAAAAACTTTTGTCACAATTCAGTAACACCAAGTACAATCTGAAGTATTATATTGCTTTGGAACCTGACTCAACTTTCGGATGATACAATTTCTTCTCTATTTGACTCCTACTGGACAACAAATTGTTAGTAGTATTATGCAGAGAAATTATAATATAAAGGAAAATGCTCCCATCTGTCACAATAAAGAACTTATGGGTATTGTGCAAACTCCTAATTTTGTAATTTGTCTCAATAATATTAAAAATGGTGTAAGTCCAGTCGATTATTATGTAAATGAGACAGTTTATCATGAAGCAGTTCACGTAGCACAAGCATGTAAAAATGGAAAACTAGGTGTAAATGTTTCTCTGGATCCTTATAAAATGAATGATGTAGTTCGCTCTACAAAAATTGGAAATGCCTATCCTGTGTATGAATCAGAAGCATACTTTCTAGAAGATAAACCTGAACAAGTTCTTTATTATTTGAAAAAGTTCTGCTTTTAATTATGAACATCTTTGCAACTTCTCCTTGGCCTGCAGAATCTGCTGTTTGTCTTCCCGACAAACATATTGTTAAAATGCCCTTAGAATGCTGTCAAATGCTTTCCATTGTGGCATCTGAAAATTGGGGTCATGGATATGGCACTCTTCCCAAAGCAGACGGAACCTCCTATGCAACTGAGAAGGGTGCCTTTCGCAATCATCCCTGCACAAAATGGGTAGCAGAATCCATTCACAATGCTTACTGGTTAATTAAGCACGGGATGAACCTATGTGATGAGTATGCAGTTCGTTATGGTAAAACCCATTCGTGCTATAATACTCTTGTTGCTGCATACTATCTTTTCCCCAAAGGAAAGATTACTGAGGTGACATCATTCGTTCGTGCTATGCCCGACGAATACAAACTTGATGAAAGCATTGATACATTCACTGCATACAAAATGTATATTGCTTCCAAACCTTGGGTTGCGGACAACTATCTCCGTATTCCTTCTCGCAAACCTGATTGGATTTGATTATGAGTGATTTTATTTGGGTTGAAAAGTATCGTCCCAAAACTATTGAAGATTGTATTCTTCCTGAGAATATTAAGAAAACCTTTAGTGATTTTCTAAATAAAGGTGAAATTCCAAATATGCTACTTGCTGGACCACCAGGAGTTGGTAAGACCACAGTAGCAAAAGCATTATGTAACGAGTTAGGAGTAGATTATTATGTCATTAACGGATCCGACGAGGGTAGATTCCTCGATACTGTCAGAAACAATGCGAAGAACTTCGCTTCGACCGTCTCACTTTCGTCAGATGCTAAACACAAAGTCGTCATCATTGATGAAGCAGATAACACAGGAAACGACGTACAACTCCTCTTACGGGCGTTTATTGAGGAGTTTGCTGGTAACTGCCGATTCATCTTCACCTGTAATTACAAAAACAAAATCATTGAACCCCTCCACTCCCGATGTGCAGTTGTTGAGTTTGGAATCAGAGGAAAGGAAAAAACCCAGTTGGCAGGATCCTTTTTCAAGCGTCTACAAAACATCTTGGATGCAGAAGGCATCCGCTATGATCCGAAAGTCCTTGCCGAACTGATTAATAAACATTTTCCTGATTGGAGAAGAGTTCTCAATGAATGCCAACGTTATTCTGTTGGTGGAGAAATTGACCCTGGTATTCTTGCATCTTTTTCTGACGTTGCCGTAAATGATCTCATTAAACATCTCAAAGAAAAAAACTTTTCTGAAGTCCGAAAGTGGGTGGTCGCCAACTTGGACAACGATTCTTCTGTCATTCTTCGCAGGATTTATGACTCCTGTTATAGTTGCCTTTCACCCCAAACTATCCCTGCTGCCGTTCTTATTATTGCTAAGTACCAATACCAAATTGCGTTCGTTGCTGACCAAGAAATTAATCTCCTAGCAGCACTTACAGAAATTATGGTGGAGTGTGAGTTTCAATGAGTTATAAAAATTTAAAAGACATTCCAGTTAAAACAACTCCAGAAAATGTAAAGGAGGCAAATGAAGCACTCTTTTATTCTAAAATGAATCTTCCTTCTGCCGCAAAGCATTGTGGTATGACCCAGAAAGAAATGAAACTCACTTTTAGGGAGTATTTGAAGTATCATCCTAAAGATTATGAAATCTCTTAAAACTGCCTTGCGCTATCCTGGAGGTAAGAGTAGAGCGGTCACTAAAATGGACCCCTACTTTCCAGACCTTCGCAATTATGATGAATTCCGAGAACCATTTCTTGGTGGGGGAAGTGTTGCAATTTACATCACCAAAAAGTATCCTAACCTAGATATTTGGGTGAATGATTTGTA